GATTGTCGACCAGTACCACAACCATCGATTTTGATAACGCAACCACAGCTGATAACGGTGTGCGCCAGGTGAAAGTGACCGACTACAACGGTACCACCATCACCTCGACGGCAAATACCCTCACCGTCAGCTAACGGCCATTCCAAAGGGTGGCCGCGGCTGCCCTTGATAATGACCATTACCTTGGGTGAAACATGACAGTAGTAGCCATGAAAGAAATTGGCGAGGTTGCCATTAGTGACTGCCGGGAGGGCGGGAAGGACTACCTGCTGCGACCATCGCTTTCAGCAATGATGGGGCTTGGTAACCCTGGCGAGATTGTGAGCATCTATGCGCAAATTCATGGAAGCGAACTCCAGAAGCTCTTAGCCACCTGCGAAACCGGATTTAAGGTGATACCTGACTGGATGGTGCCATCTTTTAACGTTGCAAATGACAACCAGCTCTTAGCGTCAATGCTGGTATTGCAGGCGTGCTGTGATGATGACCTTACCGATGCAATTGGGGAGTGGGTCGAAGAAGATGGCCGGATCGCATATCAGCCGGGCCTGATGCCAAAAGACGAAATCATTATATTTGCCCGACACCTGATGCAGCATGGAGTGGTTGGTAAAGCGAAGGTTCGTCAGTTGCAGCGCAATGAAGCGAACGAGGCAACCAACGAATTTCGGGCTATTGATTACATCGTGGCCGCGCAGGCGCACTTCGGTATGAGTGAGGCGGACGCTGCCAGTCTGACAATGACGAAATTTCAGCTCCTACTCGCCGCGAAATACCCTGATCAGAAGGGCTTTACCCGGGAAGAGTACGATGCCGTTGCTGATGACTTCCTGGCTAAGCAGGCGGCGCGCCGGGCACAGGCGAACCAGAAGTAGCTGGCTTTTTCTTCAATCATCTCCTGAGATCAATAAATCAACTATTGCCGTTGCGCATGTGCTATTCCTGGGTAGGATGTTTCCACTTTTACCAATGGGAATAAGGATATGAAGCGCTTAATAATCATCACCATTGCAGGTCTCTCACTGGCTGGTTGTGGTAAACCAGCTCCCACAGAAGATGAAGCTTTCCAGCTTGCGAAGAAAGAAATGTCGATGGCTTTGTGCGGTGATAAGAGCGCAAACTGTTTCTTCGTTGAAGGAGGTAGCGCCAAGGTTTCAGAGCGGAAAAATGACAATACGTATAATGCTTCCGCAACATTTAGGGCCATTAAGGGCAATGGGAGGAACCTGGATTACAACGGCGGGCTCGTTTCGTTTCAGATCGATGCAGAAACGAATGCTGTTTATGTCCAGTCAATTGAAGCCTGGTCAGAGGATGGGAAAAAATCAATAGCGCTTTGTGGACGTGATTATAAGTTCTGCACTAAGTGACTAAACCGTAAATCCTAACCCGCTCAGGCGGGTTTTTTTATGCCCGGAGATAATATGGCCAGCGAGGAGCAGGTAGGAAATATCGTCTATCAAGTCCAGATGGATGTAGCCAACCTTATTGAGGCCCAAAGAAAAGTAAACGAGCGGCTTGAGAAGATGAATGGCGGGGCCGCAAAGGCCGCTAAATCATTAGATCAGCTTCAAACCAGCATCAGCCGAGTCGCAAGCGCAATTGCCACTTCAATTGTTATTGAATGGGGTCGTGCCTTTCTTGTTGCAGCTGACAATATGAGCCAACTGAATGCCCGTATTGAGAGGTTGACAGGGAGCGCCGCCACAGCATCACAGACCATGCAAAGTCTGATGAATATTAGCTCTACGACTGGCGGTTCTCTCCAGGACACAGCCAAACTGTGGGAGACGTTAAGCACTGCCCTGAGAAGCACCGGGGCTACGAATGGACAAATACTCCAGCTTACAGAAACTCTCCAGAAAATAGGGCGAATTGGTGGGACATCCGCCGAGGAAATGGCAAACGCTCTCCGCCAATTCGGTCAGTCGATTTCCTCTGGCGTTGTCCGTGCCGAAGAGTTCAACTCGATACTGGAGCAGATGCCAGAACTGGCAAGGCAGATGGCCGCAGGCCTGGGCATTAGCATTGGCGAGCTTCGGCAGTTGATGCTGGATGGTAAACTTACCGCGCAGGATGCGCTTAACGCCATCCAGAAACAGACCGGTGTTGTGAACACCGAGTTTGCGAAATTGCCACGTACCCTATCACAGGCTAACGCTTCACTGACAAATTCCTTTTTATCGATGGTGGACTCTGTAAATCAAACTACGGGCGCCAGCGCAGCCATGGTTGCCGTGATTGATTCCATCTCTTCAGCGCTGGATAGGCTTACCGGAAAAACTGCGTCGGCAGCTGCCCAAATCTCTGATTTGAACAGCACTGCGGAAATGTTCGAACGCCGTGCCCGAACTTATTCATGGCTTGGCCTCGACGGGTGGGAGGCGCAAAGTAAAGCTCTTGTCGGGCTTAGCAACAAGGCTGCCATGCTGGTTGGCGATTTGGATGCTGTTAAGAAAGCCTCCAACATTGCAGCAAATACAAAGCCAATTGAGATAAAGGCTGTCGCCACTACCAGCGCCGGGAAAGCGAAAAAGACCCAAGCAGAAAAAGACGCTGAAACATACGCAAAAGCTCAGGAATCAGTTAACGAAAAACTGGATGAGCTGAAGCAGAAGGCTGAGCTTTCTGCTGATAGCGTCGAAGGCCTCTCCCGGGCGCATGCCATCCTGAATGCTGAGCAGTCCCTTGGGAATTCCGCAACCAAAGACCAAATAAAGCTCGCGGGAGAGTATGCCGCCAGAATATGGGACACAACCAACGCCCTAAAAATGCGTCAGCAGGCGGAGCAGGCATCGCGTTTCATCGGTCAGGAAGTTTCTGCCTCTAAGGTGCAGCGTGATCCCTATACGGGCGAGGCACAGGACCCCGCAGCTCAGGTAAACGAGGAAGAGCAGCGCAAACTTGAGGCTCTAACGAAATACCAGCAGATGGGTGTAATAAACGCCCAGCAGTTCGAAGATGGCAAAACAGCCATCGCAAGGCAGGCTTCTAACGATCGCATCAGCATTGCCCAGCAGGAAGCTAAGCGTCAGGTTGACGTAATGAACATGCTGCTTGGCGGGGTCGGGGAAGGATTCTCAGGTCTGGCGGAAATCGTGTCCAAAAGCGCTGGCGAGAGTAATGCTGCGTATAAAACGTTGTTCGCCATCAGCAAAGCCTTTGCCGTAGCGCAATCCACACTGAACCTTCAACTTGCACTTTCAAATGCCATGGCATCCGGGCCTTTCCCTTGGAACATGGCGGCAATGGCGCAGGTAGCCGCAGCCGGTGGACAGGTGATTTCCTCTATCGGCGCAATGTCATATGGCGGCGGGCGAGAACACGGTGGTCCGGTATCGGCCAGCTCCATGTACCGCGTGGGTGAGGGTGGCAAACCTGAGATTTTCAAAGCCAGCAATGGCAGCCAGTACATGATCCCCGGCGATAACGGTCGCGTCATCAGTAACCGCGATATTGGCGGCGGTGGTGGGGCGTTCAATTACAGCCCGGTCATTCAGGTTAACGGTGATCCGACAGAGCAGACGCTTGCCATGCTTGAAGCGGCGGTTAAGCGCGGGGCGCAGCAGGGCTATACCATGGCCGTCAGCGATGTCGCCAGCGGCAAAGGTAAGCTTTCCTACGCGCTGACTAATAACTTCAACACCAGTCAACGCCTCACATAAGGAGTTACCATGGGGATCAGCAGTACCATTGATTTCCCGCACAAGTACCTGCCGATGCCCCAGCGCTCCGGGCATGGATTCACCCCCGTCAGCCCACTCCAGCGCTCCACTATGACATCAGGCCGTACGCGGCAGCGTCGCAAATACACTTCAGTCCCAACTGAGGCAGGTGTGTCATGGGTGTTTAATGATGCCCAGGCGCAGCTGTTTGAATCGTGGTTCAGGGATGTGATCACTGACGGGGCGGCGTGGTTCAACATGCGCATGCGCACTCCGATGGGGGTTGGAGACTACGTGTGCCGCTTTAAGGACATCTACGACGGGCCGGTACTGTACGGGTTAGGGTTCTGGAAATTCACAGCAACTCTTGAATTATGGGAGCGACCAATACTGCCGCCTGGCTGGGGTAACTTCCCTGAGTTTATTGTCGGGCAGAGCATTATCGATTATGCGCTTAACAAGGAGTGGCCGGAGGCATGACCAGTCCAATCCTGAACAGGCTATACGCCAGCGGCGGCAGCGAAATCCTTTTCAATACGCTGCAGATTACCGTCGGCGGCCAGAATTACTGGCTGGTTGAGAACTTCGAGGATATCACTGCAGTTACAGAGGCGGGGGCAACAGTCACATACCAGGCGGCAGCCATGGCCGTCGCGCTACCAGCCAGAAACAAGGATGGTACGCAGGATCTGCAGTTCGCCATCAGTAACATAGACGGCATCGTTTCCACCGC